AATTGGGACTGGGTTTGAAATAACGCATAAGCCTACAAAGCCTAGAATATTCAGAAGACCATTGCCCATTGTGACACTGAGACAAGGCCAAATAATAGGCTTCACAAATATCAAAGCGGTCAAAATACATAAATTCCCCTTATTTGCGTTTTAGGATAATTTGAAGGATTAGGGCAAGGGTTGCATAAATCATAAGTAGTCAAGCCTTTGGAAGGTTTCTACATCTGTAACACCATTCACAACTCGATAAAGTGTGGCTAGATACCTTTGCGGGTCTGATTCGTCTATCCAGATATTTATATCTAAAGTGTTGTCCCATGCGTTCCAGTAGTCCTCTAGATGAAAATCTATCTCTTCGGGTTTGTGGGTGTCTTTTATGCCCTCAATCAAGCCTCGCACGAAGGCTCTAATGGCCTGCAATTCATTCTGGTTTGTCATTCTGTCACCTCTGAATATTCGCCCTGAGTAATTTCCTGCGCCACCATCTCAGCACAAAGCCAGACAACCGCATTGGCAAAACTAGGGAAATGGCCTAATTCATCGATCACATAATCGGGATAATTTCCAACTTGATCCTTATATTCTGCCAATATATCGTGCAGTTCGTGGGCGTATTTTCTATAAATGGCCTCAGTCTCTCGATAGTAGATCATCCCGCCTACGCCACCTGAACACCCATGGTTAGCAATATCTGCCAATTCATTGCGCGAATAGGTATCTTTTATCCATGTTTTGAATTCATTTTCCATATTGACTCCCATTGATTGAAAACCCTGCAAAGCGCAGGCCACAAACCCCCGTAAGGGTTTGCAGTCTGAACTCTTAAGCCTCTACTGGTTGATTTTCTACCGCCTTAACTGCGGGTGCATAGCACCACTCAGGAACTACCGCAGAACCCTCTACACGAATGGGCATGATGACACCAACAAAATGGTCATCCATGTGAGAAAAACTGATAACGCCTGAGAGTATGCCCCGATGGGTAACTTGTGGAACTTGTCGTTTTCCCCATAATTCCTCTGAGACATCCACAAAGCGAACCAGTAGATCAGGGTTAAAGTTGCTAGGTGCAATTTCCTCAGAATTAAAAACTAAGGGTAAGACTCTATCGCAGTCAGGAAAACGGGCATCATGCGCTTGAAAACGGATAACTTGGTTTCCATCTATGCACTCTACCGCTTGCCCGTTAACTGTGAAATGCAACCAGTCATCACTTGTTTTCTTTGTGCCTTTGAGTTTTATCAGTTGCTCAGAGGGTAAAACAACGCTTTGTTGCTCAGAATGAGGCTCACAGTTAACCAGTAAACGCCCCATTACATGGCCGTCTGTGGCCTCTAGATAAGTGCCTCTATTGTTTTGCACTACATGGATGCCTTGCAAGTAATAACGGATATCTTTTTTTGCCGTTAAGTGAAGCATTGCACGGATGTCTTTACGCTTGATATTGAATTTCATTGTGAACACCTTTTAAGTTGAAATGATGCACTATTGCACCCAGTAACCCACCCGTCAGGATGGGCTAGAGGTTGCATTGTCAGAAGGTCAGACAATCAAAGTATGCAAGGGCTAGGGCTGAAAAGCAAAGGCCAAGCAAGATAGAGGCGAAGAGGTCTAAAAGGGTTTGTTTCATGCTGACACCTCTTTTTTATTGATGGTGAAGAATGAATCTAATTCGTCTGAGAATCTATCGCCACGCCATGCGTTACCCTCAGACATTTCAATAATGCCTTGCGCTAGCATGGCTATATCAAGAACGGCTATGCGTGGACTAGCCCATTCCTCGTTTTGATCGTCTTTGAATCTGATAGCAACCATTTTGCGGGACTGAGAATCTTCAGCCATATCAAAGGTAACTACCTCAAAGGATTCGCCACTAGAGCCGTTTCTATGCCATGCGGATTTAGATATATTGCTTAGTTTCATTGTGTGTTAACTCCTATTGATAAATGAAAGGGAAGCCCCGAAGGGCTTGGGTTTAAAAATTGTCGTTTGCGAACTTGATAAGGTTAGATGCTAACTCATTGAATGGCAACTCTGAACGAGTTACAGACTTAGAAAGCAATGAACGAAAATCATCATTTTCTAGCAAGATATTAGAGTCTATATAAGTGGCACTTACAACCTCTCCAAGCAAAGCATTTGCCACAAAGAGATCGTTCTTTAGTTGTTGTGCGTGGTGTTCTTGAATCATTGTGTTAACTCCTATTGATTGAAACATTAACTAGGGACTGCCCTTGCGAGCACTTAATACTATGCACAACCCATGCCAGTTTTAGCATTTATAAAATATCCAATAAAATCAATAACTTAGGATAACTTAACATAATAAACCCGCACCTAGATTGTGCCACCATTATCACCATATAAAAATACGCACTAATAACGCGCATTGTATACACTTTATTCCCTATATAAGTGCATAAGCATATACTGTAATACTTAAATTGTATGCAATTATTGTATACAGTATTTGTGTACTGCAACTGCTGTTATGCCTGAATGGTGCATCGATCATATATACGCATCGATCAACTGCTAGCCACTAATTGTCTATCCAGTACTGTATTTGCTTACAGTAGTAGAAACCCTATGCTGTATGTATGTACAGTTGTATGGGGGGGAGGGGGTAGGCGGTGTGTGGAATATTTGTGGGAGCCTCCTCCCCACACGAGAAGCCAATTTAGACTTTTATTGACTAGCAGTCTGGGTTAGCAAAATAGGGGAGCAGTAAAGTACAGACGTATCAAGGCAGTCGTAGATATTCTCATGGTCTTGAGAATCCCTGACTTAGGGTGGGTGTCGTTTATCGTACAGAGTTAAGTTAGTCTCTGTGGGGCTTCAGGTCGTATTACCTTTCGGTGCGTACCGCTTTATAGCCACCGCCCTTACTTCCCTGTCGGGTCATTGTTGGGCAACGTATATCTCATGCCTTTGAGGGTGCGACTGCAACACCCGACATCCCTTTACTTATTAACGCCAATCAGTTGTATCTGTATTAGATTTACCAATGTTACACGCTTCACAAAGCACTTGCAAGTTCTCAATGTCAAGTTCTCTATCTGGGTGCTTTGACCTTGGGAGAATGTGGTCAACATGGATATAACCGCCTGTTTCCCCACAAGCCTGACACTTCTTGCCAAACCTGACTAAAGCCTTGTATCTGACATCTCGCCATTCCCTTGTCCTGTAAAACTCCTTGCCCATTCCCAAAAGATAGGTGGGTGGTGGTTCAAAGGTTGGCTTCTTCTTGGGAGACTTCTTCTGCATAGCCCACGCTATTTGGGAAGCCTTCTTGTTTATCATGGCTTGGATAATTGGGCTAGATTCGGCTAGTTTTGCCAATGTCTTCTTGGCTTTGGCGGCTCTCTTCTTGCGTTCTTGCTTGACCGCTTCCATGCCCCGTTTACTGTAAATAGCCATAAAAAAAGCCCTCTAGGAGTGATACAGTCGTGCCCCCCGATTACTCAGAGGCTGTACCACTTCTACAAGGCTTCATCTGGCACGAACAGATGTATGCAGTATATCAGGGATTACCCTATTGTTCAACAAATAAATCTAGTTCATAATCAGGGGAAGCAACTTCCACGTTTGTGGACAAAAGTAATGACTGAAACAAAACCTCGTGGTAGACCAAAAGGGTCAACTAATAAACAGTTCTCCCTTACCAGTTATGCTGATAAGCCTGAACTCATCACTCTACCCAAGACTGAGACTGCTCAACTTAAAGAACTAAAGAACCTCCTGATAAACAGCGCAGGTTCTAGAGTTGTCCACAAGGCGGTAGAGATTGCCATGAATGACGATCACCCTGCCCAACTAGCCGCCATTAAGTTGTGCATGGACAGAATGTTGCCTGTCAGTATGTTTGAGAAAGAAGGCAAGTCCCGTAGTGCTGTAACCATTAACATTACTGGAATAGGCGAGATTTCACATGGTGAGACAATTGATGCTCAAGACGTAGAGGAAAAAAATGGCTGATATGTTTGGTGATTTACAAGGAATGGGGCTTACGCCACAGGAAATTAACAAGGTTGCCTATCATCGGCAAAACCTTAGCAACCCTTTTATAAACCAAAAGGGCGAGCCAATGACCATCTATGCCACGGGAATTGAGATTCCTGAAGGCAAAGACAAGGGGAAGTATGTATCAGTCCCTGGCTATGTTGGGGGACGCATAGTTACGGATGAAAACCAGTTATATGATATTTGGAAGAAAGACATCCAAGGCGGCAAGTGGCCTATCTACGATACGGCTGAAAAACTAAATGCTAGGGATTCTTGGTTGCATCAGATCATGGATAAAGACATGACTCAATACTTTGAGCAAGAACGCCTAAAGCAACCATATCAGCAATTTGAAAGCCTTAACTACCAAGACCCATTCTTGACTATCAAATGAGTGATCTGAACTTTAGCCTACTGCCTTGGCAAGAGACTGTTTTCAAGGATCAGACAAGGTTCAAAGTTATTGCCGCTGGTCGTAGGTGCGGTAAGTCCCGTATGGCGGCAGTCACCCTACTTATTGAAGCCTTGAAATGCCCTGCGGGTTCTGCCGTGCTTTATGTTGCGCCTACCAATGGTCAGGCTAGACAGATTATTTGGCAAGTCCTGATGGAACTAGGGCGTGAAGTTATCCAAAACGCTCACATCAATAATCAGGATATTACGACTATAAATGGGGCAACCATCTATGTCCGTGGTGCTGATAGACCTGATACCTTACGGGGTGTCTCCCTTACCTATGCCGTACTAGACGAGGTGGCAGACATTAAGCCAGAGGCGTGGGAGCAAGTAATCAGGGCTTCTCTGTCAGACAAAAAGGGCAGAGCCATGTTTATTGGTACGCCAAAGGGCAGAAACTGGTTCTATGACCTATACAAGTTAGGGCAGTCTGAAGACGATTCTGATTGGAAGTCTTGGCACTTCACTACCAAAGACAACCCCTTGATAGACCCAACTGAGATTGAATCAGCCAAGAAAACCCTCTCTACCTTTGCTTTCAAGCAAGAATACATGGCTAGTTTCACCAATGCTGGTAGCAATGTGTTTAAGGAAGAATGGATTAAGTATGGGGAAGAACCTCAACATGGCAGTTACTACATAGCCTGTGACTTGGCAGGATTTGAGGAAGTTGCCAAACAAGCGGCTAATTCCAAGAAAAGGCTAGATCAGACTGCTATTGCTGTTGTGAAGGTAACGGATGATGGCAAGTGGTTTGTCAAAGAGATTGTCTTTGGGCGTTGGGACATCCGTGAGACTGCGGCAACCATCCTAATGAAGATGAGGGATTACAGACCTTTGGCTGTTGGAATTGAGCGAGGTGCGTTAAAAAACGCAGTTCTTCCGTATCTTTCTGACTTAATGCGTAAAAATAATGTATATTCCCACATAGTTGACTTGACGCACGGCAACAGGAAAAAGGCTGACAGAATTATCTGGAGCCTCCAAGGTCGATTTGAGCATGGGCGTATTGTGCTGAACTCTGAGGAGGATTGGGATGAATTTAAAGATCAACTTCTTTTATTTCCCGCCATTGGAGTGCATGATGACTTGCCAGATGCTTTGTCATATATTGACCAGTTAGCCGTGACTTCTTACTTTGAGAATGTTGAAGAAGATGAGTGGGAGCCAGTTGACATAATTAGCGGGGTTTAAATGGCAACAGACAAAGAAGTGAAGATCGAAGATCAGGGTAGTTACGATGAGCCTACACAGGCTGACAAAGACTTAACTGCCTTTGTTGTTGACCATTGTGATCGTTGGCGTGATTACAGAAATACCAACTTCCTTCCCGATTGGCTAGAGTACGAGCGCATCTTCCGTGGTGAGTGGGCAGTAGAAGACAAAACCCGTGAATCAGAGCGTTCACGCATTGTCACACCTGCCACCCAACAAGCAGTTGAGACTCGCCATGCTGAGATCATGGAAGCAATCTTTGGTCAGGGTGACTTCTTTGACATTGAAGACAACATCCAAGATGTCAATGGCAACGACATAGATGTGGAGATGATCAAGCGTCAACTCACAGAAGATTTCAAGAAAGACAAAATCCGCAAAGCCATTGATCAGATTGAATTGATGGCTGAAATCTATGGCACAGGCATAGGCGAAGTTGTGGTGATGACTGAGAAGGAATATGTTCCAGCGACTCAGCCAATCCCTAATCAAATGGGGCAAGCGGCTATTGGAGTGATGGAGAGAGAACGCATTGCGGTCAAGATTTCTCCTGTAAACCCAAAGAACTTCTTGTTTGACCCCAATGGTATTTCTGTAAATGACTGTATGGGTGTTGCGATAGAGAAATATGTCTCTATCCACAAGATTGTCCAAGGCATTGAGGCTGGTATCTATCGTAAGGTAAACATCACCACTTCTGGTGATGATTCTGACCTTGAACCTACCCAAGAGGTAAGCCAATACCAAGATGAGAAGGTTCTTCTCCTCACTTACTATGGCTTAGTCCCAAGGGAATACCTAGAGAATCTAGAAGAAAACAAAGATATTGTTGACCTTTTCCCAGATAATTCTGAGGCAGAGGAATATGCTGACTTGGTAGAAGCCATTGTTGTGATTGCCAATGATGGGCAACTACTAAAGGCTGAAGCCAATCCCTACATGATGAAGGATCGTCCCGTCTTGACCTATCAAGATGACACAGTACCTAATCGTTTGTTGGGTAGAGGAACAGTAGAAAAAGCGTTCAATATGCAAAAGGCTATTGACGCACAGACTCGCTCACACCTAGATTCCTTGGCATTGACTACTAGCCCCATGATTGCGATGGACGCTACCCGTCTGCCACGGGGAATGAAGTTTGAGGTAAAGCCTGGCAAAGCAATCCTTACCAATGGCGCACCTTCTGAGATTCTTTACCCCTTCAAGTTCGGATCAACTGACCCCAACAACTTGGCTACGGCTAAAGACTTTGAGCGTATGTTGTTGCAAGCAACGGGAACTCTTGATTCCCAAGGCATGATCAGCAATGTGGCTAGAGATGGTGGTCAAGGCGGTATGTCTATGGCAGTTGCCTCTATCATCAAGAAGTACAAACGCACTTTGGTGAACTTCCAAGAGGATTTCCTAATCCCGTTTATTCAAAAAGCGGCTTTCCGCTATATGCAGTTTGACCCAGAGCGTTACCCTTCAGTCGATATGAACTTCACTCCTACGGCAACCTTGGGAATTATTGCTAGAGAGTACGAGCAACAGCAGTTTATTGGCTTGTTGCAGACACTTGGCCCGAATACGCCTGTCTTGCCTGTGATTCTGAAGGGCATTTTGGCTAATTCAAGCCTATCTAACAGGATGGAATTGATTGCAATGCTTGAGAAGATGAGTCAACCTGATCCAAAAGCACAAGAAATGCAACAAGTTCAGCAACAATTGGCTATGCAAGCGGCTCAAGCGCAGATTGCGGTCAATACTACCCAAGCAGAACAGAATAGGGCAGAGGCTCAGAAGTTAATGACTGAGGCACAGTTGATGCCACAAGAAGTTCAAGCCAAGATGAGTGCATCTTTGACTAAGAATCTGCCTAATGAGGCTGATGCTAACCAAAGAGAGTTCGATAAGCGAGTCAAGATTGCTGATTTGATGCTCAAAGAAGAAGACATTAAAAATAAAGCAAAAATTGTTGAAATGCAGATGATGGATAAAAAAAATCAAAGTCAAAAAGACAATGAATTTCTAAAAAGCATTATTGGTAATCAATGAAATTAACGGATGTAATCCTTTCTGACGTTTCAACAGAAGCCAAGGTTTCTGCCATTGCTGTTTTGTTGGACAAAGAGTTACCCAAATTAACAGAAAAAGTCGATACTGTAAAAAAACTCAAAGGCGAACAAGGTGAGCGTGGCTTACAAGGTAATAAGGGTGACGCTGGAGAAAATGGCAAAGATGGTAAAGATGGTGCGGATGGTAAAGACGGAAAAAATGGTAAAGATGGAATAAATGGTCAAGATGGAGTTTCTGTTGTCACCGCCAAAGTAGATTTTGATGATTCTCTTGTTTTTACATTATCTAATGGTAAAGAAATAAATGTTGGCGAAGTAAAAGGCGAAAAAGGCGAAAAGGGTGATCGTGGTGCGGCTGGATTATCTGGCGCAATTGGAGGGTCAGGCTTTTATAATGCTGATGGTGGGTTTTATAATACTATCTATGGCGGTACAACTGCCCTAGATGCAGGGAGTCCTTAATGGCTATTCAGATTCAGTTAAGACGAGGTACTGCAAGCCAATGGACAGCGGCAAATACACTTCTTGCTCAAGGAGAAATTGGTCTAGAGTTAGATACAAACAAAATTAAAGTTGGAGATGGTACTACTTCGTGGAATAGTCTTGGATATTATGGCGCTGGTGGAGTTACCTCTATAACTGCAACAAGTCCTGTTGCATCCACAGGTGGTACAACACCAACAATTAGTTTGGAAAGTGGATATGGAGATACACAAAATCCATACGCAAGTAAGACTGCCAACTATATTCTTGGCGCTCCTAATGGATCGGCTGGCGTACCAACATTTAGGGCAATAGTTGCCGCAGACATTCCTACGCTTAACCAAAATACCACGGGAACTGCGTCAAATGTGACTGGTACTGTGGCTATTGCGAATGGTGGTTCTGGTCAAACTACTGCACAGTTAGGAATGAACGCTTTTGCTGGTGCGGTTACAAGTGGTTCATATTTGCGTGGAAATGGAACAAATGTGGTCATGTCCACAATCCAAGCCGCAGACGTTCCAACATTAAATCAAAGTACAACAGGCTCTGCCGCAACTCTTACAACAGGAAGAACATTAGCCATTACAGGTGACTTGGCTTATACAAGCCCAAGTTTTGATGGCTCTACAAATGTGACTGCCGCAGGAACGCTTGCCACAGTTAACACAAATGTTGGATCATTTACCAATGCAACTCTTACAGTAAATGGCAAAGGTCTAATAACTGCCGCATCAAGTGGTACTGCACCTGTTACATCTGTAACTGCGACAAGTCCTGTTGCATCAACTGGTGGTGCAACTCCTGATATATCAATGCCAGCCGCTACCACCTCAGTAAGTGGATATTTGACATCAACCGACTGGACAACTTTTAATGGCAAAGGTTCTGGAACAGTAACTAGCGTTGCGGCAACTGTCCCATCATTCTTGTCTGTATCTGGTTCACCAATTACAACAACTGGCACATTCGCAATCACATTGTCTGGTACTGCCTTGCCAATAGCAAATGGTGGTACTGGTGCTACTACATTGGCTGGTGCGTCTATTGCCACTTACTCAGGTACTGAAACATTAACTAACAAGCGTATTGACCCAAGAGTTACAAGTGCCGCATCCGCATCAACATTAACCCCAGATATATCGGTTAGTGATGTTTACGCATACACAGCGTTGGCGGCAGGACTTACTATCAATGCTCCAACAGGAACGCCTCTTGATGGAGACAAGTTGATATTTAGATTGTTGGATAACGGCACAAGCAGAGCGTTAACTTGGAACGCTACATACACAGTTATTGGTGTAACTTTGCCAACAGCAACAACAATTAGCAAAACAACTTATGTAGGTTGTATTTATAACGCCAACAATACTCGTTGGGATGTAATTGCAGTAACCACACAGGCTTAATATGGTAAAAATAGACTTTTCTTTTCACTCACAGTACGGCACTTTTGCAGATGCTTTGCATTTACCAGATGACCACGGACTAACCCAAGACGAAATCAATGCCATGCAACAGAAAAGGTTTGATGATTGGGTTGCCATAATAACTGCACCTCCATCTGAAGAAACTCCATCTGAGGAGGTCTAATGGCTGATCGCTATTGGGTTCTTGGCACAGGCACATGGGATGCCACAACCACGACCAATTGGTCTACATCATCAGGTGGGGCTGGCGGTGCATCTGTTCCTACTGCGTCAGATAACGTATTCTTTGATGCAAACTAAAACGTAGGAACTGGTGCATTTACAGTCACGATGGCAAATACGCCAAGGGTGTGTAATGACTTTACAGCGTAAGGTCTTGATGGAACGATGA